ATATTCAGGCCATATGCAATTACAATTGCAACAAATTTTGTCTGCAAATTTGTTATGCTCTGTTGCTTTGCGAACAATCTGCGACGATTCGCAAATAGCACACCATCGCTTACCGTTATCAAAATATTGACCATGCGATGTAGGCATGTTCTCAAATAACTCAATAAGCATCTGTCTTGCTTCGTCATCACCAACTTGTGCCACAAACATGTTTTTGTCCTTTAGTTAATTAAAGTCTTTACTAAACTTTTTTGTATGAGAAAATTTAAAACAGCTTCTGCTTGCCCTCTGCAAAAATTTCTCTGTGTTTCACTGGTTTTTTTCCAATGATCAGCCGTACATGTTCCATACTGTGTATAACTATCAGCGTAGATTATACGAGCCATCTCTTCAATTAAATTTTGCTTAATCAAGGCTGTATTTTCGTTTAATTTCATTTATAAAGGGCCCAACCTGCGAGACTTTTTGATATATGGTGTCGTCTTCAATGGCAATAGCAAAGGTTTCCTCTAAATAAAGCAGCAGTTCTATACGTTCAAGGCTATCAAACTGTAAATCGATAAAAAATCCATTAGAGGATGTATTTTACAATCTGGAATTATAGAGTGTATAAAAGTGAACACTGCGTTTTCAACATTTGGTTTTTTATTCAAAATAGGTTTGGTCATAGTCTAACTCAAAAACGGTGATTTTTTAAGGATAAATATCATTATGGTAACTTTGACAAGTAAAAATCTCTTTGTTGGTTATACTACTGTTAATACGTTTGGTAGTCAACAGCTTGCCGACATTAAATTAGTGAATCAAGATCTTTATAATGCGTTTAATACTCGCAAAAACGAAAGATTAATGATGCCAGGATATGGATTTGGAGGGTGGGAGTATCTATTTGAGCCTATTGATAGCGTGAGAGATCTTATAGTTTATGAGGCGCAACAAATAATAAACAATGATCCAAGAGTACAGTTACAGTCAATAAATGTTACTCAGCAACAATTTGGTGTAAGAATACAGATGCAACTCTATTATGTACCTTGGAATGCCGTTGGAAATTTTCAGGTAGATTTTGACAACCGAAGTGCAGCATTAGGATAAGCTAGGAATTTACAAGATATGGCAACAACACAGCAAGTCAGACAAAGCCAATTATTTGCAGCACAAGACTGGCAGGTAATTTATACTGCCTTTACTCAGATTAACTTCAATGCATACGATTTCCAAACAATTCGTACAGCAATGATCAATTATATCAGACTAAATTATCCAGAAGATTTTACAGATTGGATTGAAAGCTCTGAATTTGTAGCCATTATTGATCTACTGGCTTATCTTGGTCAAAGTCTTGCTTTCCGTATGGACCTTAACACCAGAGAAAATTTTCTTGAAACTGCAACACGTAGAGATAGTATTTTTAAACTTGCTAGAATGCTATCCTATCAACCTCAGAGGTGCATTCCAGCTAGTGGACTATTGCAAATTACAAGCATAATTACAGATCAACCCATAATTGATCCAGATGGTAACAACCTTCAAAATGTACAAATCAATTGGAATGATTTGAATAATCCAAACTGGTATGAACAGTTTATATTGGTATTAAATGCTACTCTTAACACTACTAATACCTTTGGAAATCCAAGCCAAAAGGGCACAGTGAACGGAATTCTTACCGAGCTGTATGAAATGAATAACACAAGTATTCCAACAAGTGTTATTCCTTTTACAGCAAGTGTAAGTGGCAATACTTTAAATTTTGAATTAGCAAATGCAGGATTTAATACTGGTACCACTCAAAATATCTTAAATTCTGGATCTTTTTACGAAGTCAACCCGAATCCTTTGAACAGCTGGAATATAATTTATCAAAATGACGGTAATGGGTTTTCAAGTCCAAATACTGGATTCTTTTTCTATTTCAAACAAGGAACAATGCAGTATCAGGATTATCTTTGCGAGCAACCAATTGCCAATAGAATAATAGACGTAAATGCTGACAATGTTAATCAAACTGATATTTGGGTACAAAATGTTGATACAACCGGTCTTGTTACCACCCAATGGACACAGGTTCCAAGCGTAGCAGGATTTAATATTATCTACAATAGTATTGCAAACAACGTTCGTAACATATTTGCTGTAATCAGCAGAAATGTAGACACAAGCGATCAGATATCTATACGTTTTGCCGACGGTACATTTGGAAATGTACCAGTAGGTGTAATTAGAGTATGGTATAGAATAAGCAATAATCTTACATATCAAATTTTACCGGCAGACATTACTGATCAAACTTTTGCATTTAGTTATGCAGATCAGCTTAATAATATCTATAACGTAGCCTTTACAACCAATTTACAATATACTGTTACAAATGCACAAACAGCCGAAACTAATCCTCAAATTGCACTAAATGCTCCACAGGTCTATTATACGCAGGATAGGATGGTAAACGGTGAAGATTATAATCTTTTGCCATTAAGTAATCCTGCAGCATTAAAGGTCAAAGCTGTTAACAGATATTACAGCGGTCAAAGCAGATACCTTGATATAAATGATCCAACTGGTAGTTATAACAGCCTAAACGTTGTATGTACCGATGGCATTTTTTACAGCGAAAACGATCTGAATACAGTGTCAATTTTAAATTCACCCGGTATTAATCTATCTGTTATTGTGAACACACAAATTCAACCGCTTATAAATGGTAGTCTGGGCCAGCAAAATGCTGCATCAGAATTAGAGGATTTTTATTATTATAATTATCCTCGTATATCCGTGCCATTTGGTTACACATGGAATACTATTACAAGTTCTACTAAAAGTTGCACAGGTGCAATTTATGTAGGATCCGTGGCTGTACAAATTGGCAATTATGCACCTATGCTAAGTTTCCTCGGTTATATTACAACAGGATCAATAATTAAATTTGCTAGCGGTACAATAGCATCTGTAGTTGGTATTATAGGTGACGGCACTGGTGTAAATTTAACAGGATCTATAAACGGTATTGCATCGGGTCCTAATGCTGGCCCAGGAGCTGTAACTCTAAGCGTTACGGTTGCCAGTAACGATGTCCCTGTTCAAATAATTACAGCTTACAATGCCACTTTGACTCAATCTTCTGTTAATTCTATTGCCGCAGCTATGGCGTCGCATACAACCTTTGGAATCAGATATGCTGCACAAGGTATTCTTAATTCACAAGGCACCTTAGATTACTGGGTGGTAATTCCAACATCTGATCTCAATTCAGCGACTACATTTAGTACTGCATATGCTGGCAATACATCAAATACCAATAAAGATAATAGTTGGTTACTCATTGTTTCCTGGAACGGAGCAGGCTGGACTGTTAACAGTAGAGCATTACGTTATATCTTCGAAAGTGCTACACAGACACAATTTTATTTTGATAGCTTTGAAAAATCTTTCGATCCAAGTACCGGATCTGCAGAGTATGATTATATTTCAATACTAGGTACAAATGAAAATTCAAATACAGCATCAATACAGACTGTAGTTACATCGATGACAGCTGGTAACAATACTGTTATCGTAGCAAGTTCATTAGGGATCGAAACTGGACAAATAGTTTTGGGACCCGGAATTCCACCAAATACAATAGTATCTTCACTTTCTTTAAATTTGATTACACTTTCAAACCCTGCAAGCCTCACCCAAACAAATAGCCAGATAATTTTTTACCCTCAACCATCATTGGGACAAGATTATCTATGGCAAATAATTGGACAGCAAATTGAGCCAGACGGCTATGCCGATCCTAGCAGTGTTAGAGTAACTATGTGGCAGTCTAATAATTATGGCGTTCCAAATAACCCAGATGAGTACAATGCCGTTGTAAATCCTGCTGTAAATGCATCGCATTTATTATTTTGGCAACAAATTTCTTCATCTGAAGGATATCAATACTGGCAACCAGTTGAATTAGACCCTTCTCAAATATTCCAAGACGTAAGTCAACTTCCGCCTATTACCGTGATAATTAATGGACAATTAACAGTCAATACCTATTGGGTACCTGGCAAGATTGTTTATACAATAAATCAGCAAATAGTTTATCAATATCAAAGCATTGCCGCAGACATTGTTGGAACTTTGGTAAATGTAACAACCAACTGGAAAGTAAGAATAGGCCGTGATAACCTAGCATTTACCTGGGTCCATTATGCTCCTACTGACCAAAGAATTAATCCTGCTGTGACAAATGTAATAGACATGTATGTGTTGACTAGCTCTTATAATCTTGCTTTACGAAATTGGATAGCAACAAATGTCAGCTTGGCATCAATACCATTACCTGAAACAAGTGCAGAACTTGCGGCCACGTTTAGTAATCTAGATCAATATGCAATGATGACTGATCAAATGATTTGGCATCCAGTTAGTTACTTGCTTTTGTTTGGTCCACAAGCAGCACAAGAATTACAGGCAAATTTTCTTGTGGTCCCTGTTCCAGGTACAACTTACACAAATAATCAAATTCAAAGTTTGGTTATACAAACTATAAATCAATATTTTGCATTGGTGAATTGGGATTTTGGGGATAGCTTTTTCTTTACAGAAATGGCAGCATATGTACATCAAAACCTGGCTACAATTATAGGCAGTATCGTAATGGTTCCTCAAAATTCGCAGTCAGCTTTTGGCAATTTATTTGAAATAGAGTGTTTGCCTAATCAAATACCAATCAGCTGTGCTACAGTTCAAAACGTGCAAATAGTTCAAAGTCTTACCGATTCAGTTTTAAGGATAAGCAATAACAATGGCTAACGAAAATACAACCTACATAAAGCGTACTCCAATTGATTTACTACCAAGTTATTTTCAAACTGATTCGCTTAAAAAATTCTTTAATGCAACTGTAAATCATTTATTTCAGCCTGCTAGCGTTGAATTTTTAAATGGATATGTAGGACAAATACCAGCGTGGTATAATTCTACAACTGATTTTTATATCCCAGAGCCAAATTCTAATAGAAAAAATTATCAGCTTGATCCAACTATAGTTAGCGCAACTTATCAGAACTCTGAGTTGTCAAATGCAATGTTCTATGAAGATTTAATTAACCAGTTAAATTTCCAAGGGGCTATTACCAATAATCATAATAGATTGTTTAACCAAGAGTATTATTCCTGGAGTCCTCCAATAGAACTAGATATGTTTGTAAATTATACAAACTATTATTGGTTACCAAATGGCCCGGATGCAATAGAATTATTAAACACAACTGATCTAAACAATACAGCAGTTGGACAAACACAGTATTCATATGTTGGAACCGTTAAATATCTAGCAAACAATACAATAGCTACATTTACAGAGGCTGACCCGTTGGTCTTTTCCACGGGGTTGAAAATAATTCCTACAGCTGATCTTACCATATCGCTAAATGGTAAACAACTTATTATAGGCGGGGTAGGTCAATCTATACAATTGATCAATATAACAGACAATGCTGCACGCAGTTGGGATCTTAGTGGTTGGGATCTATATGGTTGGGATGGTATTGCTAATTCTACTCCACTGTATATTACAATTGAACGTGGCAGTAATGATAATAACCAATGGAGTGCAAATAACGGCTGGTATCATATTGATATCATAATGCTTAGCCAATCTTCATCGAGTGATCTTTATCAACAGCAGGCTCAACGACCAATACTACAATTTGACAAAAACTTAGAATTATATAACTACGGTACAAATAACCGAGGCACCATTAGTATAGTTGATACGCAAAACACTGATATTTTAAACAGTATAGTTGGGCAACCTCATTGGTCAATAGAAGGTATTCCATTACAAGATGGCATGCGTATATTAGGCTTAGCAGATAAAAATGCCAAAGCCGCTGGTAGAATTTTTATCGTAGGAGGCATCTCGCAAGGTGCTATTAGTCTTACTGTTGATACATTTGGATGCCTTCACTCCAATGGCGACCCTGCTATAGGTGATAGAGCAACTGTTCAATTTGGTACATTACAAGGACAGAATATTTTATATAGCAGCGCAGGATGGTCAAATAATTGCCAGCAGCAAATTGGCTTAATACCTCCATTATTTCAATGCTATGATACTAATGGTAATAGGCTTGATGATCCTAGTGTTTACCCGCATAGTTCATTTGCCGGTAGTCAATTATTTTCTTATAGTGTAGATAGCTCGCAACCAGTAGATCCTTACATTGGTCAAAGTTTAGAACTAGATCAATTTGGAGATTGGGTATTCAATAATAATCTATCAACGAACACATTTTCATTTGTTTTAGACGGTACTAACACCGCCTATAACGGTTATATTTTTGCAAAAATCAGTAACGGAAATGAATCATCATACACCAATTCATGGTATACAGCTCCACAACTTAGTCGTCAATATATAATTAATCAATATAACGTAATAAGACCTACGACCAATATAACAATTGATCAAGAACCTGCTGTCCAAAGTCCCAATACACTTCCGACAATATTTGTATATGTGACTGCAAACCAAAATCAAACATTGCTTACAAATAATGTCGATTATACTGTAAGTGGTAATACGATAACCTTGGTACAGCCGGCTCAAGTAGGTTCAATAATTACTATAGCGTCTTGGAATCCAGTAGCACCAAATTCTATAACTGGATACTATCAAATTCCATTAAACATCAGCGCCAATCCTAATAATTTGCCTGTAACTACACTTAGCCGCAGTCAATTTTTACAACAATTCCAGGAAATTATACAAAACCAAACTGGTATCAGCGGTCCTGCACTAGGTAGCAATAACTATCGTGATACAGCTCAGGTTAAAGGTTTAGGATTGAGCATACTGCAACATAGTGCTCCTGTGCTGAAATTAGGTATGTTAAATTCTGTGCCATTGGCATCAATAAATCTTACAACAGCATATACAGATCCGATGCAGAGTATGCAATATGCTGAAAACAGTTATACAAGATTTTACAATCGTCTATTAAATGCGTTATTCGCTCTTTCAGTCAACCCTTCCTACGCTGCAAGTTCAGATGCCTCTGCGTGCGAAGCCTATAATACTTCTAAACTTTTAACCGATGCATTAAATCGGATTAACATTGGAAAAACTCCTGCATCGCCCTGGGCTAATACAGGTTATGGCGGTTATCCCGGTGCTTACGGTCAAATTCAAGCAGCAATTCCTCTATATATTCCTGCTACTGCAACAAGATTAGGTATTACTCCAGCTTATCAACCACAGGTTTACTATGATTTATCTTATAGCACACCTAAGTTGACTATACAGACACACGACGGTGCAAGAATAATAATGATTGATCAGCAAGGTTTGCCGTTAGGCACCATACTAAACAATCAGTATTTCACTACTAATCCAGAACAGTTAACTAACCCTGTAGCGGCTGCTTGGTTACAATTTGAATTGAATATGTTCAATAATCTTCCGCCGTCTTATTCCAATATTGATACTACGTTAGCATTCAACATTACTGCCTACTCGCCAGGAAAATGGAGAACATCTGATTATTCGCAGACCGAATTTATAAGTTTGCAACGAGGGTTTTTTGATAGATGGTGTAATCAAAATCAAGTTAATTTTGCAGACAATACCACATATAACGAGCAGGATCCGTTTAGCTATAATTATAGCAGCGTAAACGATAAGCAGGGCCAACCTATTCCAGGTTATTGGCAAGGAATTTATAGATGGTTTTATGATACAGATAGGCCTCATACACACCCTTGGGAAATGTTAGGCTTTTCTCAAAAACCAAGCTGGTGGGACAATCAATATGGTCCTGCACCGTATACCAGCGGAAATACCGCATTATGGGAAGATCTAAGAGATGGCATAATTCGTCAAGGTGCAAGGCAAGGTACAGACAGCACCTATGTACGACCAGGTCTTATGTCTTGTATACCAGTTGACACTCAAGGAAATCTTTTACCACCTGTGTTAGCAGGATGTGCGGCATACATTCCTTCAAAGTCTGCTGCAAGAGCAGCCTGGGTCTTTGGTGACGGCGGGCCAGTTGAATCAGCTTGGTATTATTCCCAATACTATCCTTTTGTCAGTTCTATGACAGCCTATCTTATGAAACCGGCTGCCTTTATTGAGTACACTTGGGATAGTCTGCGTACAGAATACATTTACGCCAATACACCTAATAGTCAATTAATTTATATTGATACAAATGCAAGACGTAGTAGCAACCAATTTTATATCAATAGAGAAATTCCATCAGCACTTGTAACTGGAACATATGTCCCAAATGAATCAGATTTGAACTATTTTGCTAGCGCAGGTTTTCAAGTGTGGATTTCTGAATATGTGGTATCGCAAGGATTGAGTGTTACATCGTATGTGGGCAATCTAATACGAGGTGCAAATGTTCAACTTGGACATCGTATGGCAGGTTATATAAATTTAAGCAACTTTAGAGCTTTAGTTGATAGCTTTGGACAGCTTGGCTTTAATAGCCAAATAGTGCCTGCTGAAAATATAAAGAATTATCTATATAGAAGCACTAGCACAGGAATTTATTTTTATAGCGGTGTCGTTGTACAACAGGTACAAAATGGTTGGCTAGTCTATGGATATGATGCCACCAATCCTGTTTTTACAGTTATTCCAAATAATACTGCAGGTCCAAAAAATAATATAGTAGTTGGCAATCAAAAAGTAACAGAATATACAACTGGACTTGTTGGACAAACAAAGACTGTCTATTACAACAGCCTTATGACTACCTATCAAGAAGTATATGATTTTCTTGTCGGCTATGGAAGATGGTTAACCTCTCAAGGTTGGATATTTGATCAATACGACAGTAATTTAGGTAATGTATTGGATTGGACACAGAGTGCTAAAGAATTTTTACTTTGGGCCCAAGGTAGCTGGGCAAATGGCACAGTTTTAACACTGAGTCCAAGCTCACAATCTGTACAATTTGCGACGACATTTGGTATGGTGCAGTATGTTAATGGAATTATTGCAGGAACGTACCCTGTTGTAGATAGATCTGGGAATCCAATTTTAAGTCAGAACCTTAGTATAACTCGTACGGATACAGCTGTAACAATACAGCCAACTAATGACCAGGGTATTTATGGTGTCAGGCTGTTTACAACAACTCTTGAACATGCTGTGTTTTTTGATAACGAAACAGCTTTCGGTGATATAATTTATAGTCCTTTATATAACTTGCAACAAGAACGCATTAAGATCTATACCTATCGAGCTAACGGATGGAATGGAACTATTGACGCACCCGGATACCTGGTGATCCAAAATAATGCAACCGTTAATGGACAAACTGTCTCATCAAACACATGGACATTGACAGATAATTTTGAAAAGACAGTTAGTGATTTTACTAGATATTTCAATATAGATGAACCGACAAACTATCAGTCTATACAGTTTGGAGGCGGCAATATAATTACTAGTACAACTACACTTGGCGCCATAGATGATCAAAATATTAGTGCTCTTTCGAAACATTTAATTGGATATCAACCTAGACAATACTTGCAAAATCTGTTGTTAGACGAATCTGTTGAATTTCAATTTTACCAAGGATTTATTCGCCAAAAAGGCACTCTTGCATCAATAAATTCGCTACTACGCAGTTCAACTGTGATACCAACTGGATCAACATTTAATTATTATGATGAATGGATGATTAGGGTTGGAACTTATGGCGCAACTGCTTTAAATGTTGAAATGGAATTTATTTTGCCTCAAGCAGGTATAAATTATGATCCACAATGGATAAGATTTTTTGCCGCAACAAGTAATAATCCTTTTTCAAATGTATTTGATATTCTTCCAAATGATCCATTGCTGATTACTCCACCAAAAAACTATTCAACTGATATATTTGCTACTAGACCAACATTTGTTAACAACCGCAATACTGACATTCCAACAGCTGGTTATGCTCAACTCGGTGAAACAAATTGGTATGTTGTGAATACTTCAAACCTTTTACAGTTATATCTAGAGCAATATAATACCATAACTCCGTTGCAACCATATGATACTGTTTGGCAATTTATAACTGATAATAGCAGCTGGATGGTTTGGGTTCTAGCACCTGCGTTAAGCAGTGTATCCTATACAGTGCAGAGTCAGTCATCAGGTCAACCTACTATTATTGTCACAAATGGACCACACGGATTGCTTAACGGCGACGCTGTTGTAGTGAATAATGTTGCAGGTGTACCAGAAATAAATGATACCTATATAATTAGTTCTGTCACAAGTACAACATTTTCAATATCTCTTAGTACTTTTACAGCCGGCGCCGGCGGTAACATTTACGTTTATCGTCCAATGAGATTTGCAAATTTATTTGATCGTGATACAAGTTCGCCACCCGGTGGATATCAGAACGGCATGATTGTATATGTAGACGAAGGTGGAATAGTTCCTGGTGCATGGACTGTTTACAAATTTGTAAACAATGAATTTGTGCAGTATAGACAAGAAAATTTGAAAGTAAATCCAGATTTAATTGAATCAAGTGAAATATATAACCTCAAGACCGGTGCAAATTTAGCCAATTTAGATTACTGGGACCCAGCAAAAGGTAAAATACCAGGACAAGCCGAAGCAGAATTGAATTATATAACCGATTTTGACCCTGCTAAGTATACCAGTGGTGATACTACAGGATACGCTGTTAATTCTACCTTGGCATGGTCTAGTGCCCAAATTGGTCAAACATGGTGGGATGTAAGCCAAGTTCGTTACATAGATTATGAACAAGGTGATGAATCATATAGGTTGCGAACATGGGGACAAATTGCTCCAGGTACACAAGTAGTGGTTTATGAATGGGTAGAAAGCAGTATAAGCCCGATTGATTGGCAGACTGCTGTAGCGCAACAAACCCCAATAACTGTGAATGGAAATGTTATTATACCATCGGGTACTGTTAAGAGCCCATATAACTGGACTGAGCAAACACAATATAATTCTCAAAAAGTTCCAACAACCCATTATTACTTTTGGGTTGGCAACAGCAGTATGTCACCTACCGCAACCAGTAGAACTCTATCGACTCTGGCGTTAACCAATTATATATTACAACCTGCACAAACCAATACACCGTGGTTCGCTGCAATAAGTACCAACAGCATAATAATAGGTAATGTACAAAATCTACTGGTAGGAGACGATATTGCACAGCGCATCAATTATACCAGTCAACAAAATAATGCAAATATCTATAGTCAGTGGGAACTAATAAGACAAAATGATCCTAGTAGCCCAATTAATCCAACGGTTTGGTCTAAATTAAAGTCAAGTCTAGTTACAGTAGACGGCCTAGGCAATGACGTACCAGATTACAAACTAAATGAATATAACAAATACGGAACATTTATACGTCCTCGTCAAACCTGGTTTGTGGATAGAGTAGCTGCTGCTAACCTATTTGTATCCACTTTTAATAATTTAATTGCTTCAAGCAGTGTGCCGCTAGTTTACGACGCTACCCGTACAAACTGGCTAAATTATTTTACTGCTTCCGAACCCTTACCGCCGCAATATTCTACTACTTCATTTGTAATAAGCGGTACGACTAGTAATAAACTTGTAATTACACAAAGCACAGAAGGACTTGTGGTTGAACAACCTATTATTTTTGCTGATTCGGTTGGTACAATTATTGCCAACATAACCTATTTCGTGGCAAAAATATATAGTCAAACTGAGTTCAGCATAAGTGCCCAGCAGGGTACAGCTGAACTTGTGCTAACAAATAGTTCCGCGTCAACTACAGCATCACAAACCATTACAAACTGGGATTATCAGGTTCCTGACATAAATTCTAGAAATAATCTCATCGGTGCTATCAATTTTGGACAAAAAATACTTGTTGGTCCTAATTTAGTTACACAAAATAGATGGACAATATGGTTATACGAACCAATAGATCCACGCATATGGATATTGGTTCAAATGCAAAGTTACAATACAAACCAATATTGGCAATATGTAAACTGGTATGCATCGGGGTACGATGCACAAAATACTCCTACTCAAAGCGTAGCAACTATTGCCGATTTAGATGCAATATCTAATCCTATTCCAGGTCAACTTATTCAGGTTCAAAATGGCGGAGATGGAAATTATCAATGGTATGTCTATAATGGCGGAAATTGGAATTTGGTATGTCAGCAAAACGGCAGCGTACAACTTTTACCATCATTATATGATTGGTCAACATATATTGGCGGATTTGACACTGTACCATTTGATGGAAGCGGAACCAATCTAGTCTTTAATCCTACAGCTGGTTTTGATCCAAATGCAGCTACAGAATTTTCATACATAATTGATGGAATTTATTACGCAATTTATCCAGGACCAAATTCTATCGAATTAAACCAATTGTTTTTTGCAATGATAGACTTCGTTGTTGCCGAGCAAACAGATGTTGATTGGATTTTCAAAACCAGCAATATAGTGTTCACTGGATTTAATCAACCATTAGCAGAATCGCCAATCTTAGCAGTTGATAACACAAGCAGCATACTTGGTTTCATAAACGAAGCTAAACCATATCACGCTCAAATTCAAGCGTATATAAATGGGTATAGTGCTAACGATACCGGAAATGTTGCAGTAGTTGATTTTGATGTTCCGTTTAGTTATCTCACAGAAGGTACACCAGGTACTGCTCAATTGCCTTCAAATATTACGGTCACATCGTCAAATCTCGAATATCAAGAATATTCTAGCACATACACTTCGTGGTATAATAACTATCAGCCTGCACAGTATCTTAATGAGCAATCATATATCGATCCATCATTAATTAGAACGTTGTCAACAAAAATTGTATTTGACAGAATATCAACACCAGCATTAATTCCAGGCTGGGGTAGCATTTGGTCTATTTTTGGATGGGATGCGGAAACTGCAGGTCAAAATTTTGGTGCAATTACTAGAATAGAAAGTTACTATGAGCCAACTGCAGGCATGCTTCCAAACGTTTTAAGCGATTTAATGCAAGGCGTAGCATACAAAGGACAAATTATAGGGAATTTAGGATTTAAAGCAGAACCAGGATGGGACGGTGGACCATGGGGCGGCACACTAGGATGGGATGCAGATTCAAATGTTATAAATGCCTATCTTGATCAGATTATCCAAGGTGGTGCGTTACCACAATATACTTCAATAATAGGTGACGGCCAAACAATATCCTATCAGCTTTTACCAGGTGCTCAAAATCCAAACAATTTGGTTGTATGGACTGACGGTGATTTGCGTTTGTATGCAGTTGACTGGATTGTACCAACTTTTGCTACCAATGCCTATGTTGTCAATGGTGGTTCTGGTTATCAAGTAGGCGATCAACTTAATATTATAGCAGGTACGTGTGCGGTACCAGTACGACTAAAAGTAACTGAAGTTTCACACGGATCTATCACGAGTGTAGAAATTATAGGAAAAGGCTCGTACTCTACTGTTACACCAGGACCGTATAATACTGAATATCCGCAGTCTTATCCAGGATTAGGTTCTAGCGCAAGCATTGATATTGACTGGGAGTGCAGTGTAATCCAGTTTACTACAGCACCTGCCGGCAGTGATAAACCTAATGTCTATGTGTTGTATATTGGTACAACATTCGAGTCTGCTCCAACTAACACAAGCGATTCAATATACGATGGATATAAATTTGTGCAACCGTATGTAGATGAAAATCATCCAGAAGAATTATATCCAATGCTACCAAGAGACTGTTTAATTATGGATACTTGGTCAGTACCAGTAAGCGGCAGGCCTACTGTTGCAAACAGAGTTTATATAACAGACGGTGAAACTGAACAATTTGATTTGTTAGTCTTGCCACAAAATAATGATGCAGTAATGGCATATCTTAACGGTGTACCATTAACAATTGGTATAGGCGGTGATGCAGTTGTAAATTTTGATACCCGCAAATTAGTAATGGTAAATCGGCCATCAGCAGGCCAACTTCTTTACATAACTAGTATCGGTTTTGGCGGATCTGGACAATCAGTACAGGGTGCATATATTGTCAATTCTGGAACTGGCTATAAAACAGGTGATTTAATTTATCTTACAGCGTCTATGGCATATCCACCAAATGTGGAACCTGCAGTTTTGAAAGTTAATGAAGTATCTAAAACTAAAATTGTATCAGTGTCCGTAGAGTCACCTGGATTATATCCTCGAATACCTGATCAGCCTGTTATGCAATCATCTACAACAGGATCAGGACAAGGAGCCACATTTAATTTAGAATGGACCAACAGATTTGACATCTATAAATTCATAGGCGATGGATCTACAACAATTTTCACCATCCCAGATTTTATTCCAGGCACGACAGGTGTTCTAGTAAATGTAAATGGACAAGTAGTAGGATATACGTTATTCAACAATGGAATACAGCTAGTACAAGTACCGCCATACGGATCTAGTATACTAATAGCCGTATTTGCTGATCAAAATTTCAGCACAGTAACAGAAAATGTTTTCACTATTACTATTCCTAATTATTACAATTACCCAATTACGGTAGCAGGAAGCAGTGCTCCGGCCTATCTATCAACACTTGTTAGAAAAAACGGAAAGTTAATGAGTCCTCCTGTTATTCAACAATTTAATGGTGATGGTACTTTACAAGCATTTACAATTACTGTTGATACTTCAAATGCTACTTCCCTGCAAGTTTATATAGACGACGTTTTACAGCCGTCTAGTGCTTATTCAATTGTGAACAATTTGCTATCCTTTAATGTCGCTCCGCTAAATCAATCTAACATAACCCTACTGTGTATAGGAGCTTCTACTGAATATTTAATTGCGGGCGGCAATATAAGCTTTGCACCTGGTAGCATTTCAGTTGGTGATGTGATTATTGTTACAACTTATACTCAAGATGTTGATTATCAATTCCGAACAGATGAATTTGTTGAAAATAATGCAGGACAATATGTACTTTCTGCATACCCTAGTGATTTCAGTACCATTCAAGTGTGGTACAACAATGTTCTACAAGTTCCGTTACATGACTATAACTTAAGTATTATACCTGGCAATTCTGGTTGGAGTACCGGTGGACGGGACGTGTACATGTGGGATGAAAACGTACCAACTCGAGTATCTGTAGACATTCAACCAACAGATGGCTGGGGCATGGTGTGGGATTCCGCAAAAGGGTGGAGCTATGTTGGACAGCTAGTTGTAACATACATGCTAGGTCGCGAAAATGCACCTGGAATTGCATGGAGAACAACAACAGGTTGGGATGAAACTCTTTCCACAGTAATAGATACAACCCGTCAAACTTATTTGCTGGGAGATTTGTACACATACAGTGTTGCTATAACTGTAGCTGATTTTACAGTTTTAACACCCCCTCAATATCAAATACCAGGACTGGTATATATAAATGACGAACTTATTAGCTTCACTGACATTGTGCAAAGTCCAACAGCTAGCTACCCTAATCGTGCACTCTTAACCGGGATACAACGAGACAGATTGGGCACATCAGGTTCGCCTGAAACATTATACAATTGCCAATATTATAATGGCGACGGCTTCGAAACTTTCTTCGCTATAGAGTCTGCTACACAGGCTATTTCTACCAGTGTGTATGTAAATGAAGTTTTACAAGTTGAGAACAAAGATTATGTAATTACAACCAATTTACCCGGTAACACAGTAGGGGTTCAGTTTAATGTACCACCAACCGTTGGTACAAAAAATGTGCAAATTATAAGTTTGAATCAGATAAGTTATAAGACACAGATTAGTCACGTAAACGGTTCAGCTGTAATAGATGCAGGCAGAGATGTACAAATACCGGGTGGTTACAATTGGGAACCGACACCAAATGGATTACAGTACTCAACATCTAATATGGCTTTATTCCTTTTAGAGCATTCAATAGGTGGATAAATACTGTCATGACAAACACAACTATTCCCACAACATCAAATGTACCTGCTAAACAAAAAGATGACGACGTAGGTATTATGATTTACGGTAATGTAAAAATACGAGATATAGATAGTGGGAAAATTTTAGTAAACCAGCGAGCTTAATGAGAGAAACATGAACGACAAGTTAAAAAAATCAATTATAGGTCACGTGCTTATTAGAGATAAAGCCACTGGCGAAATTCTAGTAGATAAACACAACGCAATCAATTATGAAAATTTTTCAATAGCATTAGTACAAACAATAGCAAATAGACCAGACGGTTGGATTCAAAATATGTGCTTTGGTAACGGAGCAGCAACCGTCAGCGGAACTGGAACAATCACATATCTTCCACCAAATGTTGTAGGTACTTCTGCACAATTGTACAACGAAACCTATTTCCAATGTGTAGACGATTTAAGTCCTTTAAACAGCAATCCTTCGCAGAATTACATAACAACTGCCCATGTAAATGGAACAACCTACAGCGATGTTATTGTTACCTGCACACTTGGGTTAGGCCAACCTGCCGGCCAAGCAGCATTTGATAATACTACAAACATTACCGGTACGTATGTGTTTAACGAATTAGGCTTAAAATCTTATAATGCAACTGATGCAGCTAATGGAACTGATACAAATGGTCTATTGCTGTCACATGTTGTATTTAGCCCAGTTCAAAAAAGTCTAAACAGGCAAATAGAAATAGTCTATACCATTCGAATTCAAACGGTGTAATATGACTAAATATAAGATTACAAATAAAGGTAACATTAATGGCCACTAATATTTTCAATTACAACGGTACGTTAGCTACTACAATTGCAGACGGTGCATTAGATGCCACAACATCTATTGCACTACCAGGTAGAGGTTATATCAATTATGGCGAACCAGTAAATCAAGATTTGCTATGGATTATGCAGCATTTTGCAAATACCAGTGCTCCTACTAATCCAGTTTCAGGTCAAGTATGGTACAATCCGTCAACCAATTTATTAAAAGTTTACACCGGTTCAACTTGGAACGTTATTAACACGTTATTGTACGGTAGCAATCCAGGTGCGGGAGCGCAAGACGGCGCTACCTGGTACGACACAACAAATAAACAATTAAATATATGGGACGGATCTGCATGGAATATAGTAGGTCCACTTGGCAGCGCCATTAATACAGATCCAACTAATCCCGCTCTGCCAACTTTCAGTGAAATAAGAGCAGTTAGATTAACTGATACAAGCGCTAATCTGCATCAAGCATGGGAAATAATTATTGGCGGTGTTTTGTTAGCTGTCTTTAGTAAGGACGCAGCATATACAACAACACTCAGCGGATTTACAACAATTAATCCAGGACTTAATTTTAGTTCTAGCATTGCGTTAGCTGGTGTAACATCTAGTACAAATTTTACCAGTATTCAAACCAATTTACCATCAGTTGATAATACATACAGCATGGGAAGTGCTACATACAGATTCTCAAGTATGTACGCCTTGCAATTTAATGGACAAGCAACTTCAGCTTTGTATGCAGACTTAGCAGAGCGTTATCATGCTGACGCCAAGTACGGCCCAGGTACAGTTGTATGTTTAGGCGGCACAGCTGAAATCACAGCCAGCCATACACCCGGATCTCAAGATATTTTTGGAATTGTCTCTACAAATCCAGCCCATCTTATGAATGCTGAAGCGGGTACAGATGATACTCATCCAGCAGTTGCACTAGCAGGTAGAGTACCTTGTAAAGTCGTTGGAATGGTAAAAAAAGGTGATAGATTAATGTCGTCATCAGTGACAGGGTGTGCCTGTGCATGGACCGACGAGTATGGATTTTTAGCTATTTTAGGGCGTTCGTTAGTAGACAAAACATCCGCAGGTATAGAAACAATAGAGATAGTAGTAGGCAAAAACTAATATGACATATGCTGTTGGTCAAAACATAGCAGCAACAGACTTTATGGGTTTCCGAGGAGCACAAGGTCCCGGAACTGCATACCCAAATAGTTCTGCTGCCACAAATGCTGTTGCAGCACTAGTCGGTGTTGGGTATGGATCTAGAGGATACGGGCAAACAAATGTAACGTTACCATCAGTTGCATCTGGAACTGTTGTTTCCGCTGCAAATTGGAATGATCTCTTTGCATCTATGGCTATCATTAATACCCATACTGGTAGCGCTCTTACACTGCCTGCTAATGTTAGTGCAGGTGCAGTTATACAAGCTGACACAGGGGGAGCTAGACCAAATTTGCCTGGCTTGATATCAACCTTAGATACCAACAGATTAAATTACAACATTACACAAATGGGTGTACATGCAGAACTATCTGATACTAGGACAACTGCATGGATAGGCACCATCACACACGAGTTTACTCAGACTTTTTCAAGCGAGGATACAGCTAGATATTTTTACAATACTGGTGGACAAATTTATCTGTCAGGTAGTCAAACTGGTGGATCTGGTTCACATCTAGATATAGCATTTGCTACCCTACTCAGCCAAATGGGCACGATAAAAATTGGAGCATTAGCCACCACATATACTGGTACAGGCGGAACTGCCTATCCAATTGGCTATTACGATTTAACAGGAACGTTTCAAACTCTTTTCACCCATCATGGCAGTGCATATGGGTACACGGGCATAAGCTATACGGTAAAGTCACAAGTTGAGAATGTTGCAGGGTTGAACGGTGGTAACGGAACTGTAGTAAGGACACAGGCAATTTTTGCGACAAATAGTCCTTATG